AATTTGTAACTCCTTTACCCAACGTGAAACATAAAACATTAACTCATCGACGGTCTTACCTAGCACCGCCATACCTTGCATTGCAATGGCATCACGAAAGCGATCCTTTGACAACACACTAACCAGAGGCACTGAGAACTCCCGCACACCATCTTTTGGTAAATGCAGTCGCATCCATAGAACCTCACCCGCCACAGGGTCGTGCATACGCTTGACCACATAGAAGTCGTTTTCATAAACCAACTTGTCGTTACCCTCTTCTTCTGATTTGTTGGGGTCGCCTCGGCGGTAGATGCCACCGTACTTACCACGAAAGAAAGGAAAGGGATACGCAGGTATGTTGTATACCCGCACGTCTTGGGAGCTAGAGTCCACCGTTGTGATGGTGTTGTCTTCTTCAGTTGCTTCAATGATCTCTTTACCCAACACAATAGGCGAGCCAAACTTACCCTTGTGCTTACAGTCTTTGCAACCACCCGGTCTGAGGTCGTCAAACGTGGCGCAGGTATAGGGGCCTTTGGTTTCGCTTGCCTTTTTATCAGTGTCGTATTGGTTGTAGCCTTCATGCTGATTCGACATCTCATGGATAGCGGTATCACGATCTACGCAAAGCTGTGCAATGGATAAGCCACCACGCCACAAAGGTTCTGGCACCTGCTTCTGGTGCTCCATGATGTGGTTGAGTTGAGCACACCCTTCTACCTTTAAGGCAATAATCTTTTCAAAGCGATACGAATTGTTCTGCCCCATCAGGGCTTTGCTGGTCGCATCAGGCCCAGCGTTCTTAATGTAGTCAGGCACTTCAAAGGGCAATGCGTCAGTAGACTGGCTTGGCTCGGGCGCACCTAGGGCGGCGGCAAACTCAAACAAATCAACCTTACCATCACCACCCATGTACTCCACGGGAAGTGGGTTGTCAGGGTTTTTAAAGTTGTGTGTCTCTGGCACGCGAAGGATACGCGCCATGTCAGTTGTGCAAGCAGGATCAGCAAATAAACTACGTTCAGTGCAAACATTCTTTAAACGCTTGGCCACAGGTAGCCATGTGTTCTTGTCAATACTCTCAGGTAGTACCCAGTACGCATGCACTCCGTTACCAGAGTTGATACAGATGGGTTGAGGTAAACCTAGGTCAGTACAGAACTGCCCCAGTGCCGCCATTGCCAGATCACGTGATGCGTAATCCTTAGTGGGGCCACAGTCTAGATCAAGCCAAAATGCTTTGGCTCTGTATGCGTTGGCAGCTAGCCTACGGGGTGGAACAACTTCAGGGTCAAACGAAAACATCGCATAGTACGTGTCAGCGTCAGCACCATAGATGTCTTGTATTTCCGTGATGAGAGAGGGAATGTCAGTTGCAAATCTTGTACGTAACTTTTCCTGCTTGATGCCGACCGCGCAGTATTTGCCAGTATCCGGCAACACCGCATTCAGAAATTCGGTCAATGTCATAGGGATACTTCGGGTTAATGGCGGTCAATGTAGTTTTGTATTTTCTTGGCGGTTTCGGGGCGCGGTGAATACTCACCCTTGAACCACGCATAAACGGTTATCTTTGTGACCCCTGCAATTTGGGCAACCTTATTCACCGAAATGTTTTTCTTGATGCAAGCCCTGCCGATTTTTACACCGGCTAATTTGCCATCAGCTTGCTTGTTCTTTAGCACGGTGGCTAATGTGTAACCAATCATCGCTGTCTTTCATTAGGTGGGGGTACTAACCGCCCGTCTACAAGCTTTCAAAAAGTATAAGACGGCTTTCCCCCCGATTGGTTTACTCGTCGCTGTCGTCTGCCCATGCGTCAAGCACAGAGGCTACGTCTTTGGATTCCGTCTTCTTCACGGCACGTTTGACGGGTTCGTCAACAGCTTCGGTTTTAGCGGCGGGTTTGGCTTCAGTCACAGGCTCTTTAAAGGGAGAAGGCTTGGGTGCATCGCCATCTACTTGTGCCACGGTCTGTGTCACAGCGGCCAACGCATCTGCTGATTCACCTTGTGACTTGCTCTCGGCCAACTCTTCTACAGACAGAGGGCGCACTGCGCGGAAGGTCAACTTGGGTGTTGCACTGGATGTATCAAAACGCATCTCGGTCACAACGGCTGTCACGGGGATACCATGACCGCCCAAGAACTTGGCGTACTGTTGCAATGGCATCTTACCGTTATCGCCTGTGCCAAAGATCGACTGACCGGGCAACGACAACTGATATACATCACCTGACAGATTGTTTTCCAGAGCCACCGCAATGCGTTGGTTGAAGCGGCAAGCACGGCTATCACCTTGACCAGAACCTTTGATGTTCTGCTGGCACGATGCACAATTAGTGCTCTGTGGGTCTTTGACGCCCTTGTCAGGTGTTACGCCATCGTTTGATGAGCAAGAGGGCGCAGAGTTCTGGCCTTCCACATATGTACCTGCATAGTACTGACGGGATGTTTTCTCAGCAGAGCGTACAACTACCACGTTCATGGCGCGTTCGTCATTCTGTGCAACTTCTTTACCGCCAACAATCATGCGGAACACACCACCACGAATGGAGATGCGTTTGCCTGTACCACCGCCACCCATCAGGGCTTTGGTTGTTGCGTCCAGTTCAAGGTTACGCAAGTGGGCGGGAAGGGTGTTACCACCTTGGGAAAATAATGCGAGATCAGACATTCGGGGTTTCCTTTTTAATGAAAGTGTTAATGATTTCTAAGTCAATGTTAAAAAATTTGGCAAGGTCACTAGCGAAGAATCGATAGTTCTTACCGACGCGGATGAAAGGTATACGCTTCTCAGGATTTTCTTCCTTGATAAGCGCGTGAACAGTTGACGGTGCGACTTGCAATAGCTTTGCCACCTGCGCCAACGTAAGGGCAGTTTCCAATTTAGCTTCTCCTGACAGTTACAGTATATTTGTGATCCACGTTCAATCCCGTTGGAAGTACATCAGGATTTTCCCGTAGGAACTCTTTCATATTCAACTGCGATATGCGCCTCTCAACTAAGTCAAGTGCGTCATGGTCACGTATGAATTTATGCATTGCAGCCCAGTCGCCTGTCCAGTAGCGTGTTTGCACTGTACGTATCGCTGTGCCGTGGGCCGTCTTGATACTCTCGGCTCCCGTTGCTTTGCAAGTCTCAAGCAAGTTTGATTCGACCAAACCCATTTGCTCTTTGATTGCAAGGTCTTCTGCTTCGTACTTTGCTTTGAGGGCGGCACGAGCATCGCGCATCTTAATGTATACGCGTACTAATTTATCTGCTGTTATATCCATGTTGCTTTCCGTTTCGTTTTTTGGTTAATGATACGTCTTATCTTTACTTTGTCAAGTACCTCCATAAATTTATTTGTTCAGGTCGAATTCCTCTTTATAAAGTTCCATTAAATTAAACTGCGCTAACTCTTTTGTTTCTAAAGCCTTGTACAGCTTGGCCTCTACTGGACTTCCTTGGAGCTTGACAACCAAACATTTGTTGACTTGCCCTGCCCTGTGGATACGTGCATTGGCTTGCGCGTATGTCTCGTATGATGTAATGGGTGCCCACCATACAATTGTGTTTGCCGCGTGCAAGGTGACACCGTGTGATGCAGCTTGGGGTTGTATGACAAGCACCTGTGGGTCTTTCTCATCTTGAAACTTACGAAATATCTCCGTACGCCTACCAGCAGGTACACCCCCGTGTATCACGTCCACTGTGTAGCCATCCCTACGTAGTTCTTCAAACAGAATCTCAATGGCATGGCGGTATGGGGCAAACACCAATACCTTATGGCTGGATTCGTCAATGACTTCCTTAAGCACCGCTGTGCGACTGCTAGAGTCAAAAGTCACGATCTCACCACTATCGGAATAGACCGCGCCACAGGAAATCTGTAGTAGCTTATTCAGCTTAGCGGCGGCGTTAATTGCCGTGACTTCCTCCCCTGCCGCCTGCATAGCCATCACCTTGCGTAGCTTCTCGTAGTAGCGTATCTGCTGTGCGGTCATAGGTACTTCACGTTCTGAGTACAGTAAATCCGGCAGGTCAAGGCATTGCTCTTTGGTGAATCTGATGGCTGGTTGTAGTAGTGTGTTAACCACCTGCTCTG